TAACAATGGGAAAGGTTACTGAGGCGGAGGCTAAGAAAAAAGAAGTACACTTCAAAAGAATTAAGCAAGAGATTAAGGAGCAGTTGGGTAGTTTGAAGGGCCAACTTACTTCTATGGTTGGATTCAACCTTAGTCTAGGTTCTGTCTTTGCACTGCTATTAAAAGTATATAATCAGATGCGCATGGTTCATGGTATGTCCATGCAGGCCGCCGCGCAGATGGGTGGTGGTGCTAAGAACGCTGGAATGATGAAAGATTCTATTTTCCAGCTTCGTGGTGCATTTGCCATGACCTACGAAGAGGCTGGCGCTGTTGTAAATCAGCTGGCAAAGATGGGATTTAGTGCTAAAGATATAACTGGGGAACACTATAAACGTGCCACCCTTATTTTGCCGTTAGAACATAAGCATCTTGAAAAATCAAATGCCTTGGCGAAATTGAAAGGCGTACAGATAAGGGCCGCTAACGATTACGAAACAAGTGCAGCGACGTATGCTGCGAAACGAGAGTATTCCAATATGGCCCGGCAGCGGGTCTACGCGAGCAACGCCAGGGCGCTAGCTGAGATGGTTCAAAAGGGACTGAATGAAACGTATGAGCAGGAAAAGGTAGCAAGCTCGGAACTTCACAAACAAGAAGTTACGGACGCCAAGGCAGCATTTGAAAAAATAGAGGCCGCGCGCAGGAAGAACTTCCAGGAAACCCTTGGTATGGCTAAAGAGTTGACAGCAGTACAGAAAAAGTATGGTGTAGAATTGGCCACGAGCGGTGGCTTTGTAAAAAAGATGGAACTAGATTTCAATAAGCTAAATATTGAAGGGCGCAACATGCTTGGTGCCGCGATAAAACTCGGGGAAGAGATAGATCATCTTGCACCAGAAGATATGATAAATGATTGGAATACCCTAATTGATCAGGCCAAAACGTATAAGACTGATGTTCTTGGAATTCTTGCATTATACAAGTCAATGATGCGTGATGAGGCTGCTATGGGATTGAAAGGTGTTCCCTATAGTGTGAAAAAGTCCATAGCTGAAACTGTCAGTGGGTGGAAGGCTACGCTGGCGTTGGGACTAAAGGCCAAATTGGGAAAGGCCAGAGGCGGAGAAGAGGGGCCGGCGGCAAGGGCTCTTGAATTTGAGGAGGCCGGGTATGGGGAACAACTTACTAGGTTCATAAATTTTGCGAAAACTCAGGTGGACGCAAATAATAAAGCAGGTTCGGTTGTAAAAATAAGACAGCTTGCTGAGATGTTCCAATTTCCACCAGATGTGCAGAAGCACATTGCGGACATGGTTGTTTCTGGTCAGGCAAGCGAAGAAGAAGTTTCTAAATTTACTGTGGAGCAAAAGAAACAACGAGAGTCTATTGAAGCTAGTGAAAAGGCATGGAGTGAGGGACGCGGATCCCTTGTAACCAGCGCATCGGACATTGCTCGGTCAACGCAAGATATCCAGAAGCTCATCCAGCAGGCAGTAGAAAATTTCCTAGCACAGTATATGGATCCAATAGTAAATATCCTGAAGGCTATATGGGAGCTTGTAGGTGGCGCTATTGAATTCTGGAGGGGCGGTAAGGGTGCTATGGGGGCAGGAAAAGAAGCGGCAGCCAATGTTATCAAAGAAGCGGCAGTGCGCGAAGCCAGAAAAAACCTGTCTACGCCAGCGAGCGCTGGTCTGGAGGCGAGTGCGGCTAAGGAAAAAGCTATAATTGATCACATAACTGGCAAAGACGCGGCTAAGGCGGAAAAGTTTGCAGAAGCGTTAAGTTCTGAGTTTGGATATAGACTGCGCGCAGAACTACGTGATGCCAATACGAAAATGGTAATGTCACTGTTTAATGATTTTCTTTCTGGGAAAAAGCCACCGATTAGAGCGAACGGAGTTCCTGGTGCAACCCCAAGTGGTGGAGGTGCCGGCCCAGGCAGTAAGGTAGTAGCACCTACACCAAAATAATTAGGAATCTGTCAATGCCAACCAAACTTGGAACAGCCCTTCAATACACTAAAAAAGCTATAGATCTGCTTACTCCAGATTCTCAATCGGAGAAACTTATTTTCAGGAGATTTTCTGGTGATGATCTTCAGAAAGCGGTAATCAATCAGGTAACAATCCCAGCCAGCAAGATTCAAAAAGTTGTTTTGAAGGTCAACCCACAAAATATACAGTTTGGAAAGCAGAAAGTTATACAAAAGGTTCAGACGGCCTCTCCGAACAGATTTATAGTGTTCGATTGGGGGCATGAGCTTACAGTATTGACCATAGAAGGCGTTACTGGTAACCTGTTACCAGAATCTGTCATACGGGGTGGCTTGGATCCTATTGGAAATGCTGTAATGGACACCCTTGCATGGGCACCAGATGCACAGAACAATCTTAGACAAAGTCAATCCTGGCAGACCGTGCAAGATGTGGGCTCACAAATTAACGCCATAGCCAATTCCGCGCTTTTTGGCAATCTTACCTATTCGGAGCTTCTTGAAATGTCTCCTAAATATAAGACATTTCTAAAATTAGAAAATATGTATACTCTTGCAGATGCAGATGACGATATAATAACTATGGAGCTTGGAGATCAGATTTTCAGGGGCTTTTTCCAGGAATTCAACTTTTCTGTTACCGCAGAGTCTCCGTGGAATTGGAAATACACTATAGTGTTTGTCATATTAGCAGACATTTCTCAACTAGTTGCGAAAGACGATCCAAAATTCAAGGATTTAGCAAAAACGGAAGCCACGTAAGAGGATCGCATGGCCGATGCCCTTGTACAAGCTCTGATTGAGAACATTTACGGACCGCAGAAGGATGCTATTAAAGAGTCTGTTGGATATCCGCCAGAAACTACTGTGTTTCTTAAGGCACCGAAAATAAGTAGGACTGCTATTGACAAAGGTTTGAAGTCTGTAGTTCCACAAGATACGTATCATCCTAAAGTTTGTGTTGCCATAGACTTTACACATCAGTTTACTACATCTATAAGTAATATAGAAGGAAAGCGTCCGCTGGACTTTAGCGTTCTTCAGGCAGAAACTAGACGGATTTTTTATTTTACACAACGCTACTTCGAGTATATTAAGTCTTACGGAAGTCCTTCAGAGTCCGCGTCCTATTTTTCTGAGCACTTCGCAATGCCCCCAACCGATGAGAAAGGAATCCTGGTATTTTTAAATGCAACACTGAATAATTTCTTGACGTCAATAAATGTGTCCAGATCCAGGAAAGAAATTGGTACAGCTACAGTAACGTTCAAAGATATAAAGAACCCATTTAGAAATGGGCGCGGTAATCACCGCATTTTCTTTGACGCGGCCTTTGGTATGTTGGATCAACTCATGGTTCCTATGCTTCCTATTACCATTTGGGGAAGAGGACGCCTTTACAAGAATTGGTACTTTCCGATCTTTGATGGTTATATAGTGTCTACTTCTCCAAAAGATGCAAACGGCTTCGTAGAGTACGATATAATGTGTAAGGATGTGCTCGAATTGGCAAGAATTAGCACAGAGATGATCAACCCCGCGCTTATTCAGTTGGCAGAAAAAAAGAATGTTAACGCTGTAAATATGCTCGTGAAGCCGTTCTATGGTCATGATCATTTTGAAATTGTAAAATCTATGTTCCTTGGTGGTCGGCTAAAATTCGATCCTCAGGACAGATCGATAAAAGCGGATGCGGGCGCTACTCGGGAACCGGCGACAATGGATATCGATACACTTCCGCTGTCAAAACTGGAGAATTTTGACGAAGCAACAGACGAAACTATTACTGGTGTAAAAAAGCTGATTACAGAGTTGGATATGACAGCCATTCATAAAAACAAGTTTACCTTTGATGCCATGGTAAATTATGTGTCTCATAGAACTCGGACACGCAAGTTTATTGCTTGGGGAGACAAAATAACACCGTACAGGATTTGGACCATACAATCCCCCCGCACGTTTACCTCAACATTTTCTAATAGATTGGACATTATATCAGAAGTTTCAAAAATGACCTATTATGACTTCTTTGTTGATGGCTGTGGTAATGTACATTATCATCCGATGCGCCTAATTAATAATTATCTGGTATCCAATGCATGCTGCTCATTTACTAGCGATCTAAAGTATTGGCATAATCGGGTATTCCCACACGTACAGGTTATAAATCAGGAAGAGACATTTCAATCTACATCTGTATTGAATTTGGAGGAATTGATAACGTTCCTTAGGGTAAGTGGGGAAGATGAGACAATTCAGGGTGGGGATTCGTCACAGCTTATAGGATTATACGGTAGTTCAACAGACAAAAAAATGCTAGCTAGATATGGTTATCGTCGGCAAGAGGTACAAAACAACCTGTTTAATATGAATGTGGAAATAGTAAAGGGTAAAGTTAGTTTTCTCGATGTCGCTGCCGCAGTTTTAATGCAATTTATGAACGCAGAGCTTTTTACTAGGCAAACAGTAGTAGCCTTCCGTCCAGAATTGGAAATAGCGTCTCCTGTATTCTTCACGGAAGATAATTCTGTGTTCTATATTAACTCGGTAGATCATAATATAACTGTTGGCGGTGATGCCACCACATCGATAAACTGTAGTTTTGGGAGAAAAGATTACGAACTTCCTCCAGACTTGAACAGTTTCCTTCTTCAGACACAGGTTGCGTATAATCTAAAGGAAAAAAGGTTCGCGGACCCGAAAACACTCTGGAACAATATAAAAATAAAAGAATGGCAACGCTATCTAGATATATCCGACGAAGACATTAAGAATATCGGATTGCAAAAGGCTAAGGAACCAGAATATCGGGAAACTAATAACGAAATGATCCCGATGCTATAAAGGATCATGTATGGCTAATAGATTAGCAGACGGCTTCATATTTAAGGCCATAGTAAGGGCGATCTTTCAAGACACCCGCTTGGTCCATGTAGAGTGGCTAGTTGGTGGAAAAACTGCCTATAACGTTAAAGTTGTCACGAATCCTGGTGTGTTTTCGTTTCCGGAAATAGGAGATATTGGCTTAGTAATCGGGGACGAGGTAAACTACTATTACCTTGGAAAACTTGATGCATTCTACCCGAACAAGATCAAGGGAACCGTAAAGAATGCATCTGGGGACAAGCTGTTAGCCAAAAATATAGATGGTGGGGAGGCTGCAGTAGCTAATTTGGCCAAAAACATATGGTTGACTTTATCTAATTCTGAGAACTTTAGCTTGATGAATGGGCTTCAAGAAGGTCTGCAGTATGTCAAGGCTGCCGGAATGGTACCCCTGCGACTACTAAAGTTGATGGGGCAAACGGTGCAGCTGCTTGCAAGCGGGCAGAGTGTTTCAATAGGTGCAGTAATCAGGTCTATTCCTGTGCTTGGGCCTAGTATCATTGTAGATCCTACAACAAAGCAGGGCGCAGTAGAGTTTCTCTCTGCAATTAAGAACGTCACAGGGATCATTACGGAAAAACTACATTTAGGAAATATATTTACTGAACCAATTGCCAATCCCAATGTTCCTATCCCTACTTTACATACGGAGATTGGTGCCACAGGTGTGATCCCTGCCGCGATGCTTCGTGCGCTCTTTGGAGTGTTCAACGATCTTGGCTTAGAGATCGCTGCAGTTAAGGTAGATAAGCTTGGCAACATGTCTATTACAGCAAAGCTCCCAGGAACCGGCAAACTTATCATTAAGGGGGACACCGGGACACACATAGGTGGGACCATAGAAGAGACTACAGCGCACCCCGCAGTGCTTGGGGATCAACTGTCCACGTGGCTGACATCGCACGTCCACGATAGCCCTATTGGTCCTACAGGCCCGCCAAACGCAGCTAGCTTGGCCACGCTTCCTACCATTCTAAGCTTGAAGGTATTTTTCGCATAATGGCACTTGACGTAAATACCCTGAAGTCCGAATTTTTGAAGGTTATCGATTCCACCGATCCAAGTTTTGTCGGATATCCGGCAACTACAAATCTTGCTGTACTCAATTGGGCTAATGCGTATAATACTTATGCGACCGCTGCAGTAGATTTGAGCAATGACGTGTTGATTACGGCGAATCTTCCTGGGTTTGTCTCTCAATTGACCAGTGGCCTGACGCCTCTAGGCACCGTCGCTACAGCCGCAGCCGCCTTTGAGGCAGCGTTCGTTGCATATTGGACTGGGGCAGTGTTTGCCGTAGGAATACCCCCGGTTCCCATTGGTCTGTGCCCAAACATAGGTGGAACCCTAGTTTTCGGATTAGAGATAACTAGTGTAGTTTCTGCAATTATGCCAAACGTGCTTAACGGGCTGCTTTTGGCCGACTTTGGTATCCTTTCGGCAGACGCGACAGCAAAGGCAACCAGTCTCGCTGCGGCGTTTCACACAGCGACTACTACAGCGGTATTTGTAACGATTGCTGGGACGGATACAACAGTGCCGACGCCACTACCTATCACTAATACTTGTAATATTCACTAAAAAGCTCTATGCCATTTAGCAGTGTGAACACTTCTTCTTCTATGCGTTCGGTGAGTGCTACAGGGAACCCCGCAGCTGCTTGATGCCCGCCCCCACCTAACCGCTTAGCGATTGCGCTGACATCGTTCTCCCCGGTACGGGAGCGCAGAGAACAGGTGTTTGATGTTGGATTAATTAGGCAGACATAATGTAGATCTTGCCCATCTGGATGAGTTAGGACGGCATCACCAATCTCCGACATAAAGTCCGTGGCGAATATGGTCTTGAAAGAGTTGCCAAGTCCATCCATACGCAATATGGCGTTGTCTAGTTGCTCTTTAAGTACCTGGCCGACATACCGCTCTTTGCGTGCATTTAGGAAACCGAGTATTTCCTGTATGGTTGGGAACAAATCAGCATTGGGGTCAGCTACAAATCTTCTTACAAATGCGTCTTTTCCTATGAACCCAAGCAGCGTATTCAGATTTTCACCGCGAACTCTATATGAGGAGTCCTTTTTCCACAGATCCCATGCGGAAATGGCTTCCACCAACTTGCAAATCTCTATATATTTATATTCGTTCGATTTGTCTATGTAGAATGCTTCGAACACAAGCTCCGTACCACATTTTGACACGTCACACTTTGCCCAGGAGTATTTATTTACCCAAGATCTGGTTTTGTGGTGATCTAGTAACCTTATGGCCAAGTCACCAGGATGATTCTTCTCGATAAACTCGCAAACCCCCTGTGTCGGGCAAATGTCTGCAATTACCAACAAATCTCCGCTGTTGTATCTTTTCTCTACGATGAATTGCTGGACGGCGGCATCTATAGTGTCATACGTGTGGTAAGTGGTTGAAGCGACAATGTGCCTTGCCGATTCCAGCACGATCCTGCCGCCAACTGCATCGAGATCATAATGGGTTTTTAGATGGGTTGCCATAGTACCTCCAACAAGTTATTATACTTGAAGAATCATCATTCTATATCTGTGAACAGCAAATTTTTGTAGTATCAGGAGTTAACAAGGATCGCGGTGTTTCTACTATAATTCTAGGCGGTTGGTGGACCACTAATGACCGCGTCAATAGAAAACAAAGAGTGTTTCTGTAACTGGATGACGCAACTCGGTCCCTTTAAGGATGTATTTAATGCTTTGTTAAGTAGCATGATTGGAATATTGGGAACGGCTAAGGCACTGTTGTTACTGGTCCCCACAAACTGGTCAGATCAGCTAAAGAAAGTAGAAATGCAAGCTGAGATGGAAGTGCTGAAGGTGCTAGTAGGTACTGTAGAGGCTCCGATCTCGTACGCACTGAACTATGCGAAGGCATTTTCTGACTGCGATCCAGTTGCTAATGTTACGACAGTGGTAGGGAAAATCAGAAACTTTATGATCGGAGACTTGTTGGAACGGGAAGAGCAACTGCAGATGTTCATAGACGCGATTGATCGGGAATCGCTAAAGATACAAGAAATAGACAATATGATTAAACTACTTACTGATCTAAAGGAAGCACTTGACGAGTGCGGAAATGCAACCATATGATAAACGCAAAATACTTGCATGATTTCGGTATAACCTTCAGACAGCTTCCAGATCCAACGACTGGTGCCATGTCCTCCAATGCGAAGGGAACATTAGCGCTGTCGCCAACGGGCGACCTTCAACTTGTAAATGGTAAAAACAAGCTGGTAACACAGCTTATGCGGAAATTCGCAGCGTCCAATGTAAAGCTTGCACTGAACGATCCCAATGTGCCGTATCGCCAGATTCGTACATTAGTTACTCTTATTCTTAAGAACTTTAAGCAAGTACAGGTGGACGAGACGGACGCAGTAGATCCAAATTTCCTTGGGTTCACAGTTTATAGAAAAGGTGGGCCAGTAAATTACTCGGGAGACTCATCAGACACATTTACTAAGATAACCAAAAGTGCGGTAACTTATAAATTTGTGGACATTGAGTTACTGAACGGATTCACATACAGTTACGCTATTTCCAAGGCGTACAAGAACGGTTTGGAATCAACTATTATAGAGCAAATAGACATAAAGCCGTCTGCTTTTACTACGCAGCAGAAGGTAGTACGCGGAACTAATCTTGTGGGATTACCTGGGGACAGATCAGCTACCCTTTATGTTGATACAAACCGATTGTACAAACAATCAGAATTGCTGGATGTGATCGGGGACATTATCGTGTCACAGGACCCAAGTGATCCCAGACGCTTTATTGTAAATGTTAGTGTTCAAAATGTGCTTGGAGAACTTATTAGCTTCTCTGTTGGCCGACAGTCCGTAATATAGTGAGAGGTGTGATTTGGTCCAATTCAAATCTAGAGAAACTGTTCTTAATGAACTGCAGGCGTTCATCCGCGCATATAACAGACTGATCGATACCGGGCAGAACAGCCTAACCAAAGATTTTGTACTTACTCCCATGTCTGTAGGCGGGGAAATTGTATTCGATCAATTGCAGACTGTGTACGATCTATTTATCTTGTCCCAGGAAACCGGTGCGGATCTAGAACTTGAAGCAACTAATTACGGGCTGGAGCGGTCCACGGGCACCCTTGCTGTGGCCACAGAAGTCTTTTATACCCCAACTGCACCAACGGTAGACGTCTTGATCCCTGCTGGGTCATCTGTATCAACCGCTGGAACATCTCTGTCCTCTCCGGTTTCTTTCACAACCGTCGCAGACTATAGTGTGGCGCTTGCAAACATTGCTGCATACTACTCTTATGATCGCGGTCGTTATGAATTTCCAGTACGGTGCACCGCTGATGCAGTAGGATCAAGTGGTAATGTTGGTTCAGGAACCATCATTACACTGAATAGTCCAGTATCTCAAATTTCCGGTGTCACTAACCTCGTGGCAAGCAGTGGTGGGGCGGATACAGAGTCAGATGAAGACCTCCGTTCCCGGATACAGGCAGCGATGACCGGGAGAGATCTAAACACTGTAAATGGCCTACGTGCCGCCGTTCGTAAGAGAAGTGTAGTTGATGCGTTCCCGATTAGGGTAGAAGATGCTGATTCTGAACGTGCAAATGGTGTAGATGTATTCATTATAGATTCATATGTTGCGTCCGCGACACAAACATTTACATATTCTACGGCTGTAACCAACTATTATTTTGATGATGTTCCAGTTTATGAAGTGACATCTGTGGTTTCACCAGCCGGGCCACTTTCTTCGGCTGATTACGACGTTCATCTGGACAACACCACCTCTATGCGCAGAAGTATCTATGCATCGGACTATATCTCCATAAGAGCATCGGCATCATTGACCCCAGGAACACAGTTTACTGTGACCTACACGTACAATGCTGACGTGTATCAGCTACAAAATTATTTTTATGCCGACGCTAACAAGGTCTTGACAGCCAATGTTCTAATAAAGCGGGCTTATCCATTAGAACTAAATATCAATGCGAGTTTGACACTACAGCCTAACGCGGATGGTCCAACAACCAGAAACAAGGTAAAGAATGCGTTGATACAGTATCTGTCCAATTTCAGACTAAAGCAAGGAATACAAGAAAGCGATCTAATATTGGTTTTGCAGCAGGGCTATGGTGATTTCACTACTACCTCGGTGGATGCTGTAATTATAAACAGTTTCTATCTTACAGATGAGTTCGGTGTTATCACTAATCCTGTTGGTCAAGCCCTAACTGTTTCTAGAAAACAATACATTGTACCTGGGACCTTTGTAGTCATATAGTTTTAGTTTGGAACCAGGCTACTGAATGGCCACTAACTACACATCAAAGGCCCCTGGAGGTAACTGGAATGGTGCTGCCACCTGGAATGAAGGTGTCGGCCCACCCGCCAGCGGAGATACCGTCTCTATTAGCCACCCCGTAGTAATGAATGTGAGTTCTAGTATTGGCAACACTGCCGCTGCGGCGACACCCGCCGTGACTATTACTACTGGTGGGTCGTTGACCTGGCCTACTAATGCCTCAGTTACACTTACATGCGTTGGTACTAACACTACTGTGGCAGCTATCAATATTCTGAACGGCGGCATTCTGCAATTGGGTGCCGCTGGCGCGGAGATAGGTAGTTCTTATATAGCTAAGATTCTGATGACGTCTGCTCAACGTAAGATATTGGTTACAACAGCCGGTGAAGTACGGTTATACGGCTGTCCTAATTATCGCACTGAGCGCGCTACGATGGTGTCCAATGTAGCTTTTGGTCCCGGTGTAACTATTCAGACCGCGGACGCTCAAAACTGGCAAAATGGTGACGAGATCTGGATAGGCACTGGGGCTGATAAAAATACTGCTCCAACGGACTATGAGAAGGTTACTATCACTTCTCATCCCGACACCACCCACTTTGTGTGCACTACCACTAAGAATCACGTTGCAGGGGATGTTCTCGTCAATGGGATGCGGAATGTCATCATCGATGGAAATGCCCGTGCGGGTGGTGTCAGTGTAGTCGCTACAAACACTACAGTTACAGCGGTTAATTGCGGGACCTTCAACATGAAGGTTCGTGCTTCTTGGGCAGAGTTCCAATTCTTCGGTTTTACTAGCAACACGAATGCCATTTTTGTAACGATTTCAGGTACGGCGTCTTTCATAAACTGGACAATACCTGCTGATTATTTCAAGATAGAGCACTGTCTGTTTGATACGACCTATGCGGCCACTACAACGGGAATACGTTATGTATCCACGTTCCCCACAGCCGACTCATCTACAGCTTTTACAGATAATCACTTTTACGGTACTGGTGGTGCAAACACGACTGGAATGATTTTAGCTACGCACGGCGACGTTTGGACCCTGAACAATTGGACTTTTGTTGGAGCAAGAACCTATGGAATTTATCCCAGTGCATCACACTCTAGGCTCATTGTTACTAATCTGTGGGCTACGGGCGACAGTACAAATGTGATGCAGACCTTTTATTACACTGGAGGAAGTTTCCAGATTTCAAACAGCAATTTTTATGCTTGTAAGGGCGTACGGTCGGAACACTATGAAGTAGAAGAAACAACTATGTATGAGCAAAACACCATATCAAACTGTAAATTTTATCATTCTCCAGCTTCTGGGTACCATCTTCACCTTGTGGGGGATGCAGGAGCCGGTATACGCAATACTTATGTGTCAGACTGTACATTCTACGATAGCGTAAATGAAAGTGTGTTCCTTGACGTCTACTACTATGGTGGCACTACTATATTTGAACGCTGTACGTTTGATAACACCAACACTGGTAATACTGTTAGCATGGGGGCCGTAGGTATTTCTTCCGGTTCCGGTTGCCCTTGGGGAACCCTAGAATTTATCAGTTGTGACTTTGGGATGACGACAGTAAATAAAAGGAGAAACGTTTCTTTTTATATGGGTACTACTTTAATTTACTTAAACGCTTTTCGAATGCTATTCGAGAATTGCAGATTCAAGGAACCAACTACATTTGTGTGGACTGGAGCAGGTAGCGGAGATTGGGCCGACGCATTGGGCTGGATGGTACAGGACCAGGCTGCCGTTCTCAACCAGTGGGATGCACGAGTGAAGTTCGCAGATAATATTAGTTGCGAATTCGTTAATTGCCAGGCTATAAAAGCCGCTGATTTGAGCGATCAGTTCCAAGTTCTCTACCCCGGAGTAACCCGTTGGGGCGTGGCCGGGGGTGGCGGGTCAGAGATGATGGACGAGCCAGTGGTCATATTAGATGGAACGCTGGCTATGAAGTTTGTTCCCTTTCATTGTGTCGTGCGTAGTAATTTCAATAAGAGCATACCCATAACGTTTCCTATAACTTCTGGACAGACTGTTACGGTTAATGTCTCCATGAGGAAGCAAGCAGCTACACAGGCAACCGGCCGCCGCCCAATGGTTCATCTGTTCGGTTGTGGTATTAATACTTCGCAAGAAATGACAGATAGACTAGATAATACATGGGAAGTTCGCACGGTAACTGGTGTAGCAACGCACACTGGAGACATGAAGGTATGGTTCTCTGGCATCAGCGAATGGGAAGTTGCTAGTGGTTCGGTAACAGATCCGTACAACATCGTGTACAGCCCCGCAACAATAGGCACTTATTTTTTCTATGCTGACGCACTTTCGATTGTAATTGTTTAGAGGAGTTCATGGCTCCATATACAACAATTAGAGATGGTAATTGGAGCAACGTAACTGCAGGTGTTACTCCTTGGGATCCCACCCCACCCGCAGGGCATCCAACAGCAGGGGACCACGTTACGATTACGCATGCTGTTAAGATGGACGGCACTGATGGCACTCCAGGAGTGGCATCTATTGGTGACGCAGGAGCTAATCATTCAGTTGTCATTGGAGCCGGTGGTAGACTTTGGTGGCCGACCAATGCAGACGCCACGCTTACTTGCAGTGGTTCCCATGCTACCACCACTTGGTACGCAATCAATATACTTAGTGGTGGCATACTCGAATTGGGTGCTGCTGGGGCGACAATAGATAGCAGTCACAAAGCCACCCTTATATTGGCAGGAACTAATGGTGGGCAACGTAGAGTAATGCTTACAACTTCCGGAGAAGTTAGGCTGTTTGGGTATCCAAATTATCGTGTAGAGCGTACTACGATAGCGGCGAATGTCACTGCAGCCAACCCGGCAACAATACAAACCACAGACGCACAAGATTGGGTAGCGAATGATTGGATTACTATAGGAACTGGAGCTAATAAGCTCACTGCGCCGACCGAGTACGAAAGGGTCCAGATTGTTGCGCGTACAGACTCTACTCATTTCACGGCACACACTCTCTATAATCATGTTGCTGGCGACGTCATGATCAACGAAGAAAGGAATGTAATTGTCTCTGGTAACGCTGCGGCAGGCGGGTTTGGAATAACTGCTTCTAATATTGTTATAGACTCGTCTAGCTATGTCCTAACAATGTATCTGAGAGCTTCTTGGGCGAAGTTTCCATTTTTTGGTTGCAGCCAGCAGACGACTGCCTTAGTATTCAACCTTACTGGTACAGCTAGTACTAATTGGTCCGTTCCTGCCGGGCATTTACTGATAGAGCACTGTGCTTTTGCTGTTCCATACGCAACCAATGGTAGGGGCATTAGTGTCGCAACTGGTACTGCTAACGGTTATTTCCCCGTATTAGATTCGTCTACGGCACTTGCCTCAAATCACTTCAGTTTTGGTCCTTCGGGAAGTGGCATATTAATTAATCCATACGGGGATGTTTGGACTCTAAATGATTGGACTTTTATCGGGCTTGGGGGCACCTGTATTAACGGTACTGGTGGAAATCCAAGACTAATTGTTAATAATTTGTGGGTTAGTGGAGATAGTACCAGAAATGTGTTAGCAATTTATTCTGGTATGTGCCTACAAATCTCGAATAGTAAATTCTACGCCTGTAAAGGTGTTTGTCTCGGACAGCACACAGCATCGTATATGGGAAAATTTGAGTTAAACACAATATCAAATTGCAAGTTTTATCACATGGCTTCTTTTTACGGTGCCATCTATGTTATAGGAATTTCTGAAATTTCTGAAACGATTTGCAACTTTTACATCTCGGATTGTGAAATATATGATTGTTCGCAGGTTGCTATTTATTTCAATCTAAGCGGTGGAGAAAGAATTTTTGAACGGTGTACTGTTGACAAAGCTGGGTTTAACGCCATTGGTGGCTTCCCGATAATTCTGGCACTCTGTTGGGGAACTACCAAATTTATTAGCTGTGATTTTGGAATAACTGTACAAAATGTGCGTAAGAATTTTGAAATTAGCGCGCTGTCTTCCTCGGATGTGTATGATCACCCGCATCGACTCATATTAGAGAAATGCCGATTCAGGGAACCTTCTACGTTTACCTGGGCTGCGGCTGGTGACGCTTGTTGGAACGATACACTGGGTTTTATGGTGCAGGACTATGGCAGAACCATGAACCAGTGGAGACAAAGATACCAGTTTCCGGATACATATTCTGTAGAGTTCATTGGTTGCGAAGTCTATGCAACCGCCGATGTTGGGCTTACGACAGATTTGTTCCAAGTTCTCTATCCTGGAGTAACCCGTTGGGGGTTGGTGGGCGGCGGTGGCTCTGAGATGATGAATGAGCCGACTACTATCATAGACGGTACACTTGCAATGAAGTTTGTCCCATACAACTGCGCTGTGCGCAGCGTGTTCAACAAATGGCGTTCCATCAAATTCTCTGTTGCATCTGGACAAACTGTTACCGTAAAAGTATCTCTACGAAAGCATCTAACCCAGGCAACAGGAAGACGCCCGAGAGTTCACCTAGAGGGTTGTGGTATTAACACGTACTCAGAGATGACAGATGTAAATGATGCCTGGGAAGAACAAACGGTTACTGGGGTAGCAACACACAGAGGTGATGTGCGTCTGTGGTTCAGTGGGATCAGTGAATGGGCGGCAGCTAGCGGTACAGTGTCAGACCCATACGATCCCGCGTACAGTCCTGCAACACTTGGAACGTATTATTTTTACGCAGATGGTTTCACTGTTTCGATTACATAGGATCAACAGATGGATTGGGATGGTGCATTTCCGCGTATGAGGCCACTCACCCCACCGGGGTGGGACGGAGTATTTCCGTTAGGGCCTGAGGTAGTTGCACCACAGGTGGTGTCAGCAGTAGCCATGTCTTACACTACGGTCCAATTAGTTTATGATATGCAAGTAAAGCATGTGAGCGCGTTGAATACAGATGACTCGCTACACTCTAGTAATTATGTCGTGACATCACCAACTGGGTTAATACCTACAGTAACTTCTGTAAGTTTGGACGGAGCAAATCCTACGATTGTTACACTTCAGTTAAGCGGATATATGACGAATGGTGCTACGTATACGGTTACAGTATCAAACGTAAAAGAATTGTTGGGACAATTTATAGACCCCGCACATAATTACGCCTTGTTTTCTGGATTGGGCGGGCCAAACCCTCAGGTAGTATTAGCTACTGCGCCATCCTATACAACAGTTAGGGTTACCTTTGATACAGAAGTAAAACATTCGGATTCTTTAGATCCAACAGATTCATTGTGCCCGGTTAATTATGTTTTAACTTCGCCTACTGGAACAATACAAACAGTGCTTTCTGTTAGCGTTGGTCAGGAAGATCCTACAATAGTGACACTTCAACTGAGTGGCGCACTGACTGGCGGTGCAACCTATACGGTAACCGTGTCTAATGTGCAGTCTATGCTGTGGCAGGTTATAGATCCGGCGTACAATTCTGCTACATTTTTGGCACCTCCAAGCACAGTCCGAGAGATGGTTATCATATGGGTGGCAAAAACCGGAAATGATGTTACTGGAGATGGATCGCAACAGAACCCGTATCTAACCATAGAACGTGCACTGCTAGACTTTAATAATGGCGATCAGATTAGAATATTAGATGGTGTTTATGTTACTACAGACACGATCTGTGTCACTGGGCTCGCGGGATCTATATTTGCTGAAACGGCAGAGGGCGTAACGATACAACCTCTACAGGCATCTGTACACGGGTCTGCAATATATATTGCCAACGCAGCAAGATTTTTTATACAGGGAGTTAACATAATTCAGTCGGCTTCCGATACGGGACACGTTGTTGGTATTTATGTTGATAATGTTGAAAACTTCATTGCCTTTACATGTGCAATAACTGATTTCTCTAGTCCGTCTGGTGATGTCACTGGAATATATGCTAGAGGATCTGGTAGAATTCTGCATTGTCGGGTAGAAGATCTTAGTGCAGACACCGGATCTGTGTGCGGGATAGACTCGGAAGGGTTAGGAGTGTTTGAGTGCACGGTTCGACGGTTGCGTAGCACCAATGGGGTGGCTCTTGGTATACGGGGCACGGAAACATGAACATTATATGGGTAGCTACAACTGGAAGTGACACTACCGGAACAGGATCTCGGGACCTTCCGTACGCCACAATAGAGAAGGCGGTCCATGAGATGGTTAGTGGCGATCAGGTTCGCATTCTGGATGGTACTTATATACCAACTGACACCATTGTGGTAAGTGGGATAGAAGGATCTATATTCGCTGAAAACCCACTAGAGGTAACAATTCAGCCCGCGACTACAGAAGTTAGTGGTGCGTGCATTGCTATATTGCAGTCTACCCGATTCATGATCTGTGGAGTAAACATACTACAAGCGGTAGACAGCAGCAAGAACCTTATAGGATTACTCGTTCGGGATGTGGATAATTTCATCGCATACACGTGCAAGGTTACAGGATTCGAAGTTCTGTCCGGAGATGCCTATGGAATTTATGCTGATGGAAGCGGTCGTATCGAACACTGCACAGTGGGTGGAATTGTTGGATTGGGTAGTGGAAATACCGCTTACGGAATAAGAACGTTCGGCATCCACGTTATAGACTGCTCCACTGTAGAAATATCTGGAGCAAATGGGTGCCAGGCAGCCGGATTGGTTGGCACAGTGCGGCTTCCACCGTGGACCACACCATAATGGTAGGATCACCTAACTATGTACGGGTGTTGAACTTTAACTTGGTGGCATGGTAAAATCCAGAGCGTACTTGGTGGAGTAACCACGTAAATGACCGGATTGCCTGTATTTTATCCTGATAATGTTAGCCTAATGGTCAGTGACACTCTGATCATTCGTGGCAACACTGTTTCAGACATATCTGGTAGTACCGCTGTCGGTATAAAGATAGAGAACGTTACAAACTTGCGTGCCAAAAATAATAAAGTCGTGCGTATCCGCTCTCCGCTGAGCCAGGCCAAGGGATTCGAAATAAATAATGTACTTGATGTAGGCCTAATTTATAATGTAGCTAGCCGAACTAATCTAGGGTTTGATTTTGGTACGATCACTAATCTTTATTCCTACAATATGACAACGCATCTTTGTGATCGTGGTGCAAAGGTGGCAGGAACAGGCACATTTAGGAACATTGCTTTCTCTGCATACCCTGGAAATGATCTTTATCATAAAGCTAC